GTCTGATAAAACGAGAGAATTACTCACAGAGTACAAGGATAATTTAAAGTAAATCAGTACAGAAATGAAAACAAAATTTGTAAAAGAGACAGATCGTGAAGGCACTTATATTATTGAAGGTTCATCTGATGGCCGGTTCTTTAATATAAAGAGGTTCATTTGTCAAGTTCAAAAACAAGAAACCGAAAAAGAGACACAAGAATTAGCTGATTTTATTTTATCAAAACTTAATTCCTAACCGAATAGATATGAATTAAATTAATGTAAGATTTACCAGACATGAAGGAACCACATACAGGCATTGGGATATGCCATTGCCGCCAATGTCGAATGGATAAGAAGCATTGCAGTTCTAAAAAAAGAAAGTTTGAGAAACGGGCTATAAATAAGTTCCGTCGGAAACAATTGAAATTAGATGAAATAATAAAATGCAATCGTTTCGGAAAATATTGGGCTTGATTCCATTAGTTCCGATTTAAAAAAAGAAAGGATATAATTATGAAACAGACAGTAGAAGAAGCAGCAAGAGAAAATATTCTGTTTAATCACAGAACAGCTGATCGCACTTTATCAGGTAAGAACTTGGCACAATTTGGGGAGATTAATTTCATTCAAGGTGCTGAATGGCATGCAAAGCAATCCCCGTGGATAAGCGTTAAGGGACGGTTGCCGGAAGAGGATGGGTATTACTTTGTTACTGACGGTGATGTCGTTGAGAAAGTTTATTTTTTTAAAAGATGGAATAAGTTTGTATCAACTAGGGATTATCCTCATCTATTTTACGATGAAGGCGTAATAAAAGCCTGGTTACCTATTCCGTCTTTTGATGAGATACTCGAAGCCAACAGAGATGTACTGGAACGAATTAAAGAGAAAGGAGACTGATTATGACAGCAAAAGAATTAAGTAATTTAATCACTACTGGTAGAAAACTGAAAAAGTTTATTAAAGAAACTCTCCCTAAAATCAGAGAAGAGTTTCAAAGCCATAGTAATAGTGGAATAGATAAGCATACAGATGGATTTGACAGAAAGGAGAGTATTCAGAGTATGAATATAAATAATCTTTGTTATTCTTCTTTTTCTGGCAATTATGGAAATGGAAACACATTTTCGGATATAGCAAATATGGATACTGATTTGATGCAGAAATACTTTATCAAATATCTGAATAAGCATAAGGATGAAATAATGGAGGGAGTAGCAGATTTAATGATAAATGATGCAAAATCAAATCAAGAAGATGCTATTAAGGAAATAGACGAGTATAAAAAATCACTGCTAAAACTATTGGAGGAATAAAGAAAGGAGAATAACTATGACCGAAAAACTTGTAACATTAGATACGGCGAAGCTGTTGAAAGAGAAAGGATTTGACGAGCCATGTTCGATAGCTATTAATATTGAAGATGGTAGACAATATGGTACTAGTAGAACAAATAGCGAGTTACCAATAAAAGTATGTTCCCATCCTACTCAATCCGCTGCCCAAAAGTGGTTGCGTGACACTAAATGCCTCCATATTGAAATAGGCTATATGTATGGAGACTATTGGCTTTACGATATTCTGACAATACCTACCCATGATCTGATAGGATTGGAGGACAGAGACTCTGTTCGTTACAACACCTACGAAGAAGCACTTGAAGCAGGAATACAGGAAGCATTAAAACTTATGTGATTATGGAAAATATTAATTTGAATAAATGGCGCGACCGTGCTTATAAGACCGCTTGCTAGTACGGTTTCCATGATAAGGAGCTGATTAAAGAACACTGCCTTTGCCTTGTCATTTCTGAGCTTATGGAAGCTGTGGAAGCGGACCGAAAAGGTAGATTAGGAAAAAATTGTAAACGTCGTTTTGAAATGGAATACAATCGTTACCCTGCATTAGTAGAGGAAGAAAAACGATTTAAGTGCTCGTTTGAAAATAATGTAAAAGATTCACTTCCCGATGAACTTGCCGATGCTGCTATACGACTGTTAGATCTATGTGGGCTACGTAACATTGAGTTAGAAAACGATTGTCTGGATGATGAAGTGCTTGAAGAATATTCGCGTATATTCATTAACAAAACATTCACAGAGTCCATTTTCAATATTACTAAAAATCTTATTGATAGAGATATATCCTACTCTCTAATTAAGATTTTCGGGCTTGCTAAGCATCTTGATATTGATTTGCTCTGGCATATTGAACAGAAACAAAGATATAATGAATTAAGACCTATGTTGAACGGGAAAAGATATTAATCATGAACAGAGAAATAATATTTAGAGGAAAAAGAGTTAATGGTGGTGAATGGGTAAATAGCATGACTATCTCCCATGGAACCATCAAAAGAAAAACATATGCTGTTTTCTTTGAGATAGAACCTGAAAAATGGATAGGAGTTATCCCGGAAACAGTAGGCCAGTTCACCGGTATAACAACTTCAGGAGATGGCAACCCAGAACGGATCTATGAACATGATATTGTAGGTTTTGTAGATATTGATCAACATGTTGTGGCAGAAGTGATTTTTGAAAATGGAAGTTTTTGTTTCAGAGATAAAGAAGGACAAGTATACTATCCATGTGACGTACAATGTGTTAGCGTGTTGGGGAATAAGTTTGATAACCCTGGATTAATTAAGGAATTGAAAGGGGAATAACTATGGAAAACAGAAGAAAGTTAGCAATAGCTAATATGTGCCGTTGTTTTTTACACTATCACGGTTTTATAACGGATAGTGAAAATCAAAAAGTTCACCAAAGGATAATGAAATGGCAGGATAAAAATAAGGTTTTCATTTCAGAAGCCCAATTAGAGTCTGTCGATTTTACCTATGATGATAATGCAAAAGAAAAGGAGGACTAACTATGGGATTTACAACACCCTGTTTTATACGAAAGAATAATTCGGAGCTTAGGAATAAATTAAAAGAGCTTGGTTATTATTGCAATCCGTATTTAGGTTGGAATAATCTATACACTTCCACATACGGACTTGCTTCTGTTTATTCAATGAGCGATGATATAAATGTTATCTCTAAAGAAATGGATATTATTGATTGCGGAACCAATGAGGAACTTTTCCTGGCTATAGTCGCATTGAGGGACGATACAGACAAGAACCAGTGGTTTACGGATGGTTACTTATGGTTTAAATGTGGTGATGAAATGTGTGATGAAACTATTGAATACTATCTTAATAAATACGGTAGAAAATTTCACAAGGCTACAGTAGAAGAACTTATTAATCATTTCAAATAAAAGGAAGAAAAATGAATAGAGATCATAATAAATCCCTTTGCATGAAAAGGCTATTGAAATTGCAACATTTTAATAAACTCATAATAAGTGAAGTTGCAGACCTGGGTTATTGTAACGGATATAATACTGTTCTTGATGCAGCTGAAAAGGTTTTGAGTGAGGAGGATTATTTCAAGATTGTGAAGCAATTAGAAAAGGAGGAATAACGATGAAAGGAAAGATATATAAAATAACTATATGCCAGATATCGTTTATGATAGGATGGTTCCCACATGCGGATAAATGGTACCACAAATTCCAGATTATCTATTAATCTAGTTTTTATATTAGGAGAAAAATAATTATATTTGTAATGTGTATTATGTTATACATAACTCAGACTAACGAAAAGACATGAAGCTAAGACCTAAACAAGAAAAATTCTGTAATCTTTATATTGAGACCAGTAATGCTTCTGAAGCATATAGAAAGGTATATTCGTGCAAAGGCTCCAGTGATAAAACTGTATGGGAGGCAGCATCTAAGTTGGTTTCAAAGCTGTCTCCCAGAATACAGGAGCTCCAAAGTGAATTAAGAAAGAAGTCAAATATTACTAAGGATCGCGTACTTGAGGAATTGCGGTGTATTGCATTTGCTGATATCCGTGATTTCCTGAGTATAAGAAATGGTATGGTGATATTCAAAGATTCATCCGAATGGACTGAAGAAATGGCGCGTGCAGTAGAAAGTGTTAAAATTACCAAGGAGGGGATTGAATTAAAGTTGAATGGTAAGAGTTGGAGCATATCTCGTATTTGCAAGATGCTGGGATATGATGAACCGACAGAAGTTAATATAAAACAAATGTTGCTTGATATTGATACGGGGACGGGGGATTAATGGAAAAGGTATCTATTAGTTATAGAAAGTTTAATCCAAATTTTCATCATCTTAGGGAAGCTATGAAAGATGATGATATAAGGTTTATCTTCCTCTATGGAGGTTCTTCATCGGCAAAGTCTTTTTCTGTAGCTCAGGCTATGTTGATAGAATGTCTTTCAGGGGGTAATAATACGCTTGTATTTAGAAAAGTAGGTTCTTCTATTGCTGATAGTATTTATAAGACTTTTCAGGAGGCGGTAAGGTCCCTTGGAGTATATAGACTATTCTCGTTTAGAGAGAATAAGATTATTTGTTTTAACGGGTCCTACATAACATTTAAGGGATTGGATGATTCTGAGAAAATAAAAGGATTGGAGAGTTATAAATATGTTGTCTGTGAAGAATTGTCAGAGTTTAAAGAAGAAGATTTCAAACAGATAAAGAAGCGTCTTAGAGGCCGGAAAGGACAGAAAATCATTTCAATGTTTAATCCAATTGAGGAAGAGTGTTGGATTAAAAAAAATGTATTTGATAAAGAGCAGTTAAAAGAAGAGTCAAATGACTTGTATGGTATATTGAGAGACAATGAAACAAAGAAGATTCTTCCTAAAGAATTCTCAATGATTGCTAGAAAATGGAAAAATACAGAAAGGCTTTTGAGAAATCCTAGAACGGGAATTGAGGAAGTTCATGCTCCGGATACAGTTATAATGCAATCAACTTACCTCAATAATTTTTGGGTAGTTGGCAGTCCGGACGGGCAATATGGATTTTATGACCGGCAGGCGGTTGCTGATTTTGATAAGGATAGGACAAGAGATTATAATTACTATCGTATATATGCGCTTGGGGAATGGGGTAAAATAAAGACAGGTGGAGAGTTTTTGCATGCATTTGATTCTGGTAAGCATAAGAAGATATGTCCTGTAACAGAAGGAATTCCTTTGCATATTTCTGTTGATAATAATGTTCTCCCATATATCAGTGTATCAATATGGCAAAATGAAGAATTGGAGTTAAGGCAAGTTCATGAAATCTGTGCTGAAGATCCTCTTAATACAGTAACTAAAGCAGCCGAGTTGACACGTACATGGCTGGAAGGAATCGGATATAACGATGTGGTATATTTGCATGGAGATGCGAGTACCAGAAGCGGAAATACTATTGATGATGAAAAGAGATCTTTTCTGGATAAATTTATAGATGTGTTGGAAGAAACTTTTCGGGTGGTTGATATGGTCCCTAAAAAGAACCCTCCTGTTGCTATGTCGGGAGAGTTTGTGAATGCTTTATTAGAGGGTTTCCATGGAATATCTGTGTCTATTGATGAATCATGTAAGAAGTCTATACAAGATTACGAGAATGTAAAGAAAGACACTAATGGAGGAATATTAAAAGCTCGGATTAAGGACAAGATAACAAAACAGAGTTACGAGGAGTTTGGCCATTTAACAGACTGTTTCCGTTATGTGTGTACAGATATATTCCGGGAACAGTTTTTATCATATTCAATGGCTAGGAAGAGAAATACACATAAGAAAGAAAATATGAAATATTATAATGTAGGAATAGCAATAGAAGGAGATTCTATAGTCTATATCATGCCAGATTGCAATGGTAAGTTTATAATGATACATGCAGTCTATGGAACTGAGGTCTTTATCGACGGAGTTTTATTTAGAGATGGATTTGATGCCGGATTAATGGAAGAGAAACTCAAAGAATGGGCACCTGTCAGTACTGTTTTTGAAAGTCATAAATCATATTTCCAATTTGCAAGAGATGTGCGGGAATGGATGGATAATGTGCGGGCTACCAGCTTATATGCGAATATGGACCAAAGAATATCTGCAAATGAAGAATTTATAAGAGAGAGATTTAAATTTAGAAGTGATTATGATGATTATCCTGAATATCTTTCTTTTATGGATTCAGTGATGGATTATAATGGTAAAGAGAGCTATGAAGGGATTAATTGCCTGAGTGCTTTGGCTTCGGTAGTTGCAAGAACAATTAGGAATAATCAGTAATTGTTTGATCTGCCGGTTCTCTCTTTACTCTCAGGAAACGTATAAATAGGATATATCCCTTTACACGCTTTCTGAGCCGGTTCACGTAAGAAGTTCCGGCCCCTTATGAACCTTCCTCTTATTAGTTCTGTTCTATATGATAATAGATGTGATTTAGCTGATAATCATGTTGATATTAGTTAAAAACATAGCTTTGGTGGTAAAAATAGTGATGATTTAGCGTGAGATACTGACTGATTGCTTATATTTGCAACATAATAACACTACAATGTAGCGTAATTATATTTATAGATTATGAAAGCTTCTACCTATACACAAAAAACATTGGTAATAGAGAATCCTTCCAAAGGACTATTAGACTTTGTAAATAAGCTGAGAGATAGGAAATTATCTCAGCAGGAAAAATTACGCAATAAAAAGGACTGCACTATAAAAATTAATGCATAAATTTATTAGATGGATATTTCCGTTTCTATTAGTTCTCAATTAGGTGATGAATATCGAATAATAATATCTCCTTTTGACTTGGAAGTAATACCTTGTGAAGTGAGAGATCTGCTTGGAGATGATATAGAAATAGCAGATGTTACACTGGAAAGAATAAAAGGGGATAATCCGACTGATATTGGAATACTTCTGAAAATATCAAATGTCATAGGTCAAGTTTTTAACGATAATGAAAACATAATATTATATTTCTACTGTGATGATATACATGATATTTTAAGAAGAGACCAAGGATTAACTCCTCAAAAATTTAGAAGTACTTTGTTTTCAAGAATGTTCGATAAGTATATATCGTCGAATAGAATTACTAACATGATAAATACTCCTATTGAGGTTAAGGCAGATAGGAATATTTACATTCATTTGATATCAAGAAGTTCCCATTTAGAGTATGTAAATGCTATAAAGGATGCAATAATGGCAATGGAATCAAAATAAGATCTCTCTTTCTATAATTTTATGTAAGATCCCTTTCTGTTCTATTTTTCATGTAGTAAAATTATAACCCCCGTGATTTTTCTGACCATCCACTGAAATTTGGTTCTATTTTTAAGATACCATAAATAAAGGGAGAGCAAAACACACTCTCCCTTCATCATATCTACCGTCCTTTTTTCTCTATTTTCATGAACACATTGCGTCTACTTTTTGCTTCAGCTTGCTTTGTCCGTTCATTGAGGATAAGTTTGAGTTCATTGAGTTCCTTGTGCATTCTAAGGATATCGTCGGTAAGTGATACGACACGGCTCAGCAATACCATGTCCATATTGGTATATTTTGAAGTTTCCATATAGCTTTTTATTTAGAATTTCATTTAGATTAATTTCGTTTTCTTCGTCGAGATCCCGGGAGCCGTATTGCTCCCGGGGTGTTCATCCCCTAACAGAGATGTTCGCCTGATTGGTAGTCGAAGCATTATATATAATCAATCGTTGTAGAAGAATGATTCTCCTTTCTTCCGTGTGAGCCTGTAACCTGTGTACAGACAAACCAATATTAATATAATCTCTATCATAATTTTGGAATATAGTTGTGGCTGTCGGGCATTTAAACCGACCGCTGATAGTTATGTAATAGATTAGGCGGCTGGATTCACCTCACTCTTTATCTGCTTGATGGCTTTCTTCACGTTCCATTCATTTTCATATAGGGCAATGATGAAACGCACACCTTTGGTAGTCCATACTGTATATACACTTGTTCCTGTCGAACCGTCAGAACGTGTGTACGTCTGTGTACGGGTAGAATGTAATCCCCAAGTGGAATAAGGAGCATGTAATATCCATTGCCCGGACTGTTTGTAAAGGATACCTATTTCTTTCATTTTCCTGTGAAGCTTCTCCGCATCCATTCCGATTTGCTTAGCCACCTGTGTGGAGGTAAGCGTGTTGACCGATTGCAAATGGTTATCGTAGTAGCTGACTTTCGGGGCTGCTTGCTTAATTTCCTCTGTCTGAATCTTGATGGTGGCTTGCTGTTGCTCTGATTCAATGCGCAGGCGTTCTTTCTCCTTTTCAGAAGCTACCAAAGCTTCCAAGGCTTCAATATAGGTTTGAGGAGTCTGAGGTTTGCGTTTCTCCATTTCAAGTGATTCCCATCTATCGATGATTTTTTCACGGAGTATCGCGTCATAACCAGAAGCTAAAATTAAACACCCCTTCTTAGTGAGTTCGAAGCAAGGGAGTTCTTTATATCCTCCTCTTGGCTGTGGCTGCTTGTAGGATGTCTCCACAAAATTGTGGGCAGATACTCCTTGTTTAAGTAAGTTCCTGATGTCTCGTAAAATAGCATCATGTCTTTTCCCTGTAAGTTCCGCAATTTCAAGTGAACTCATTCTATCCGTATCGTGGATTAACGTCGCCATCAAACTACTATTATTTGTTTGATTTTGATTGTTAGGATTACTGTTAAGCATAAACAATAAAAAAGAGGTACTACCATCTTTCCCGCTGCTTAACACATTCCTAACAAATGCTGACATTCCATTACAGTTTGCCACGGGGGTATAGTAATACCTCAAATATTTTAAGTACAAGCATAAAAAATGCTCGCATGATTAATGCAAGCTCCGCTTGCATTTGTTAGGATTATAAATATGTTAAGCACTGCAAAGATAGATATTTTAGTTGAATACAAAAAATAATTATGGTAAAATTTGGTCAGTATGTATCTATTTAATTATTTTGCACAATATTTTTTAATATTAAAATGTTATATTCATGAAACGAACTATTTTATTGTTACTATCTATTGTTTCTGTTCTGTCATTATCTTCTTGCGGTGATGATGACAAACCTGTTGTACAATCTATCGAAATTTCTAAAAGTGAAGCTTCAGTAAAGATTGGTGAGAAAATAACTCTTACTGTCAGCCATTCGCCAGCAGATTTACCCGCTCCCGAATATGAATGGAATTCTTCTGATGAAACAATTGCAACTGTTGAAAATGGAGTTGTTTATGGCAAAGCCGTTGGAGAAGCAACTATATCAGTATCTTCCTTTAATTTAGGGTTAAAAGATATATGTAAGATTACTGTAACTCCAATTGAGGCAACGGGTATCAAACTATCTGAGAATGAAAAGACGATGACTACTGGTGAATCATTCCGTTTGGAGTATACGATAGAACCTGAAAATACTACCAACAAAGAAGTGGAATGGGAGTCTTCGGATAAAACTATAGCAACGGTTAATGCAGATGGCGAGGTTACAGCCGTTTCCGATGGTGAATGTACTATTACAGTCAAAGTCAAAGGAAGTGATACCTCCGCCAAATGTGTTGTTAAAGTGAATCCTATTAAGGTTACAGGAGTTACATTGAATGAAACAACTAAATCTATTGAAGCCGGCGAGTCATTTACTCTGACAGCTACTGTATCTCCTGAAAATGCAAAGGACAAAAGTATTAAATGGTCTTCCAGCGATCCTAATATTGCAAAGGTAGAAGACGGATTGGTGACTGCATTGGCAAAAGGTACATGTAACATAATTGCCACTACTAATGATGGGAATTTTAAAGCGCAGTGTACTGTGAATGTTTTGCCTTCTTCAGTAAAAGGAGTCCAGTTTACAGAATCTTCAGTTAAGATTCTGAATGGAGAAAGCTATACATTGGCATATTCTATTTTACCTGAAAATGCGGAGAATAAAAATGTAAAATTTAGTAGTTCTGCACCTAATGTTGTTTCTGTAGATAATAGCGGGAAAGTTACAGCATTACAAAAAGGCACATCTACAATTACAATAACGACAGAAGATGGCGGTCATACCGCTACTTGCGAAGTGACATCTGCTGAAATTACAGACTTTATTAATTTAAATATTTCTGGGGGATCAGGAGCAGGACTTGTTATTATTAATGGTTATATAACTGGTTCTTTGTATTGCCATATTACGAATACAAGCTCTAAAGAAATATCTCTTACTAAGTTTGAGGTAAAAGATGGATCAACCGGAAGCATCGTATTATACACTGACGAAGCCTCTAAACTGGGCTCTCTTAAGGCGGGACAATCAACAAATCTTGGTGGTCAGATGAGATATGTTTATCTTCCTATATTCTCTTGGACCTTTACCTATGAAGGTAAAGAGTATCAAGTATCTGAACAATACAAACGATACTAATCAGATAATTTAATATTTTCAAATTATGAAAAGGATTTTATTCTTATTGTTAACGGTTACATTTTCGGTTTCATTACAAGCTCAAGTTATGAGAACAGAAGAGTTGGAAAAATATGCTAAAGAAAATTATGGTGATAATTGGGTGGAAGCAGCTGAAAATTTGGGATCAACTCTCGCCTTAGATAAAAATCAGTCTTTAACCTATACTCAAGTCGTAGAGTGTGGTAATAGAACCAAGGATGATTTGTATGTTATATTGAATCACTGGTTTACAGAGTCATTTAATGATGCGAATGCTGTTATAAAATTAAATGATAGAGAGGCTGGCGTTATTATTGGTAAAGGATATGTTCCGGATATTGCTGCGCATTTAGGAGGAATGAGTTCATATAAAGTTAATATTACTCCAATTATAAAAGTAGATATAAAAGATGGTAAGATTCGTATAACTTATACTCTACAATATTATAATATAGAAAAAGTTATAGGAGGGGGAATTATAGCTGCATTTTCAGATGGGACACAGAGACCAGAAAAGAGGATTGAGAAATGGGGGCTTGAGACATGTTTTCCATTTATAGATAAGGATAAGCATAAGGCTAAAAAAACATCATCTAAAGCATTGGTAATGGCGCATGCGTATTCTAATGTTATTATGGATAAAATAGAAGAAGCTGTAAAAAATGGTTTGGCAGGAAATGAAGATGATGCTTGGTAGGGAACTTTTATAGGATCTCTATTTAATTATAATTTCCTAAGAAACACTTTTTATTTGGCTGGGAGCAATCCCGGCCTTTTTTTTATATCTTATCTGTTAACTGATAAAAAAGGCAATGGAACCTAAATTCCATCGCCTTGAATATGCCTCCAAAGAGGTCTCGTGTAAACAAATGCCGAAATTAAAGTTGTACCGCCAGCATTTCTCTCGCTGCCCTGTGTATTGCTTCCTCTATCTTAGCTTTTTGTGCTTCGGAAGCAAACGCTATCCTCTGCTTGTACTGGCGCATCAAAGAGGGATTAATGCCTGCATACTTTGCGAAAGTAGATACGCTTATAAACTTGAAATTATCAAAGAATGAGGCTATATCATACTTATACTCAAACTCTACATTCTTCAGTTCCCCTGGCACTTCATTACCTTGCTCTTTAAGCATGGTAATATAGTCATCAATACATTCATGTAGTGATCGTTTTGCTTCATCAACGCTTTTCCCTTGACCGTTCAAGTTAAAACCGTCAAATTCCGGAACATAGACACTTATTGTCTTGTCGTCCCACATTTCAACAATAGCAACCGTTTTCATATTCCATTTATTTTATAATTCCGGTAAACAAATGTGCGGGTCATTTAAGACCCGCATCTTTCATCATGCTGTTAAGAGTGCCGCCTTTTATTTCTTGCGAACCATGCCTGCCCACTCGGAAGTATTTTCCCGTTTTCGGGCTGTACCATACGTCGTGTTCTTTGCCGTGACTCACGAAATAGCAGCCTATCTTTGCAGCCTTCTTTAAGAACTCTGTTGTTTTCATTTCAAAGAGCATTTGTTTACGGGTACAAATATAACATATTTGTTATAAATATGATAATAATAGAACATGTTTTTAAGCACACTTGGATGGGAAAAGTCTAAAACCTTTTTGTTTTTAGTCAGTATCTCAGTAAGTAACAGTTACATTTAATTTGTTAATAATATTCTTGTTTTTGTTCGTTTACTTACTTAATTATATTATAAACCAATCTGTTAAATGAAATAAAAATCGTAATTTCTATAGATAAAAAAAGAATGATTTAGGTAAATAATCAATAATATTATCTATATTTGCAGTGGAGAGTATCCACGGCATATAAAGGTATATGCTACCGTAAATCATAAAAGAACGAAAATACATAAAAACGGGAGTGGGTACGCCTTTGGGTGTATCCACTCTTTTTGCATATATGGGTAGCTGGTTTTCAAAAAAGGCAATGAATATGACCGATAAGGTTAATGTGGTTGAGAAGAGAGGTAATGATACATTCTATCTTACCAATCTTTTTGATTCGAAAGGTGCCATCTGGAAGACGGACTTTGATATGTCCCAAGCCATGGATAAAGAAAACGCCTTGTTGTATTGTACTCCGTTCGCTACCGTTATAAGGAAGGTGGGAGCCATGTTTGCAAACGGAAGGGTTTACCTGACAGATTCAGAGGGTAACGATGTCACAGATCCGAAGCTGACCGCCTTGTTTAAGAAACCTAATCCGCTTCAAAATTCCATCGCCTTCTTCTCTCAAATAGAAATGGTTCTCCGGACGTATGGATACTGCCCTATATACACCAATCGTATTTTCAAGAAAGGTATTCCTCGGACGATGTGGATCATCCATCCCATGCATTTCCATCTGACCGGTACCGGGAAATCTCTGGAACAGGTAGATTCGGACGGAATAGTCAAAGAGGCGTACGTTGAGTGCGGGACTGAGAAAAAGGTCCTTAACAAGGAGGAGTATTTTATCATTTACGACAGTGATATCCATATCCCTTGCAATGAAGGTGATGAGATAACGTTCGGTACGGCCGTAGACAGTTTGTCTATTCCTGTTTCTAACTGGATGGCTTCTATGCAGGCAAGTAATTCCCTGATAACGAATGGAGGCCCCAAAGGGATCATTTACAATAACGATAACAGTGAGACAGGTAACGCTTCGCTGAATTCAACCGAACAGGAATCACTTCTTGATAGATTCAAGCGGAAGTACGGGTTGATGAAAAGTCAGGTCCAGATTGCTGTCTCCCGTGCTAAATTGGGATGGATTCCTTTGAATTATAATTCTGACCAGTTGAAACTTCATGAAGAGGATAAGAGGTGTACTGAAAAGATCGCTAATGCTATCGGTCTTAACCCGAGCCTTTTTAATGAAAGTAAGTTTGAGAACCAGGAATCGGCTAAACGTGCCGGTTACCAGGACTTGATTATACCTAATGCAGAGATAATAGCTGAGGCTTTTACGGAGAATGTTTGCCCGGAAGGTACAATTATGAAGATTGATTTCTCACACGTAGAATGTTTGCAGGCGGATAAGAGTAAATCATCGGAGGTTCTGCAACGGGTAATGGACTCCATGATTAAGGGGAAACAGGCCGGTCTTATTACCGGAGACGAGGGAAGAAGCGTATTAGCTGAATATATAGATATTGATCCTGAAAAACCTAAGGGAGATTATGGAAACGAAGAATAAATATAAAGGTAGAATCGGGAAGCAGACTAAGTCCTTTTCGTTTGAGACAAAGGATCTGTCAATTAACAGCGGAAGCCGGAAGATCTCGGGGTATGCTGCCATATTTGGTAATATAGACAAGGCCGGAGATATGCTTATAAAAGGATGCTTCTCAAAAAGTATCCAGGACAGGGGACCGGAAAGTGCGGCCAATGACAAGATTATCTTTCTGTGGATGCATGATATGAGTGAACCCATCGGTCGGTTGACGGCTTTGCGTGAGGATGAAAGGGGATTGTATTTTGAAGCCGTAATTGATGATGTAGAACGTGGTAACCAGGCTTTGACACAGCTTGAATCCGGAACACTGAACCAATTCTCTATTGGATATAGATACGTGTGGGAGAAATGTGAATGGGATGAAGAAAGAGATTGCCTGATCGTAAAAGAGGTTGTCCTTTATGAAATCTCTGCTGTCTCAATCGGTATGAATGGTGAAACGGAGTATCTCGGGTTAAAGTCTGAGGAGGATTACCAAGACCGATATTGTGAATTGGTATCTGACATCGACGTCTTATGTAAAGGACTTAACGTCATAAAACAACAAGAGTTACAAAGGATCATTGCTAAAGCTATGTCACTTGCTTCTGCAAGGCCGGAAAGCAATCCGCCAGCAAAGGAAGCCGACGTACGTGGTAAGAAGTCCATGTTTAATAAATTAAAACTAAAACAGGATTGCTTATGAAATTAGGATTTTTGGACCTTATTGACACAAAGGGAATGTCTGAGGATGACAAAAAAGTATGGGAGAAGATGGACAGCGCCTTGGCTGATTCTATCGATAAGGAGATAGGAGAGAAGATCAAGTCTTACCTTAACGATGAACTGAAAATTGAGGATCTGCGTACATCTATTACTGAAGCGGTAAAATCGATCAGCGATTTCAAGAAAGAGAATGGCGAAAGTGCGGTTGACAAGAAAACGTTTGATGAAACCATCAACAGTATCGAGGAAAGCCTTATCCGGATCAAGGCCGCTACGGAAAAGGCCGGGAACGGTGAGATTGCTCTTAAGAGCATCGATAAACAGATTGAGGAACAACTGAAGGACTTTATCACGGTTGAGAAAGGTGCCAAGGTAGTTGACTTGAAAGGGGCGTGTAAAGCATCTGCCGGCTATAAGAAGAGTATTAATCTGGTGTTGGACAGCAAATCTGTTTCTACAGTAACCAGTACAGGCATTGCACCGCATTATAACAATACGGTAGATACTACTCTTTCTGTAGATCCGAAAGCTGAAACAGTTATTCGAAGATACGCAAACGTGGCAAGCATCAGTACGCGTTCGTTGACTTATGCTGAGTTCAAGCCGGGAGAAGGTGATGCCAAATGGGTACCTGAAGGTGGCCTGAAACCTAATATGGATGCAACGCTTTCAGAAAAGAGCATTACTGCCGGTAAGGTTGCGTTGACTGTAAAGCTGACAGAGGAAACATTGACTGATTTACCTCAGTTGGTAGCAGAAATCAGAGCGGAAATCATTAACCGTATCGGTATTACAGAAGAGGAAGGTATTATTTCTGGTACCGGAGCGGACGGACAGATTACAGGTGTATTTAAGGATCTTCCTTCATTCTCGCTTACCGGATTCAAAGTAGCTAAGTCCCCTAATATGTATGATGCCATTGTAGCGGCATATACACAGATTCTTTCTACAAGCAAGATGAATTATCGTCCTAATCTTGTTTTGATGAATCCAATCGATTATGCTATGATGCAGCTTGAGAAGGATGCAAACGGACAATACCTGCGGCCGTTCCGTGCTGGTGATGAACTGATCAGAGGACTTGCGGTGGAAACGTCTACTGCTATCGAGCAGGGTAAGTTCCGTATCGGTGACTTCAATTATCTGAATATTCGCGACCTGGTTCAGCTAACTATTACTTTCGGTTGGGAGAACGACGACTTCACGAAGAACCTTGTGACCATGATCGGTGAAAAACGATTGATGGCCTATGTAAAGGCACAGTATAAGACTGCATTTGTGAGTGATTCATTTGCTACAGTAATGGAGGCTATTTCTCCTTCAGTTGGTGGTTAAACATAAAGTTGGATAAATATGGGAAAAGAGTATAACATGGACCTGCATAAGCAGTACGAGGTTGAGTTCATTAAAGACGTGAACTTCTTTAAGAAAGGGGATAAAACGAGTGTGAATATGCCCCTTGCAAGTAAGTTTTTCAAGGACGGAAAGATCCGGGTGCCGAATAACCTGATGCAGGATGCAAAAGAGCTCGGCTGTGAAGAACTGTTCGTTAAACCGGGTGATAATAAATTAAAAGAGTAGCATATGATAATTGACGGTACATACTTTAAGGGGACAACATCTATAGATGGACTGAACGTGGATACGGGGGCTCCTTCAATTACCCGTACTGCAATGAAGGACTATCTTGACAGTTTCATTGATACGTATGAAAAAGAGTATCTGAAATTGGTGTTGGGAAGGGATATGTGCCGTCAATTCATAAACTACCTGAAGGCAGACGGGGAAGATAAGATTGATAAATGGGAAAGGCTAAAGGAATTTCTAACCAGGGATGGGAAAAGTCCTATCGCAAATTATGTGTTCTTTTTCTTTGTGAGAAGGAATAATGTGCATGTAAGCGATGTGGGCACAACCAGTTCTGATGATGAAGACCATGCCGATCCCAATGTGGTACTTATTCCGGCATGGAATGAAATGGTTGAGATGAATAATGATTTGCTTGATTTCTTATGCAAGGATGACAGCTATGACGGTTTTTCATTTGACCGCTCAATGCTGGAAGAGATTAATTCGTTTGGCTTATGATAGTAATAACGGATGTATTCAGGGAAATAGTAGAGCGTGTCTCAAAGGAGTATGGCAAACATATCTCGTATATGTTTGGAGACTGGAGCTACATTTCTGACCAGTTGTTAGTTTGGAGCAAATCAAATGATACTGCGAAGCTAAAATATCCCGCCATATTCCTTTATTCTCCGATCGAAGAGGACAGGACCGGCGAGAAAGGGAAAATGTCATTGGATATACTCCTTGTCGTAAATACATTGCCTTCATATACCAACGAAGAACGTTCGCGTATATCATTCGCAGAATGTCTCAGACCTATTTACGAGATATTGATCAAGGAGATCGGTAAAGAGCCGGCGTTTGATATGGCTTATGTAAAAAGTATCCCGCACATATATGTTGAGAATTACCGGTACGGCAAAGCAGGAGTGACGGGTCCGGACGGAAAGCCATTCAAAGATTATATCGACGGGATAAATATTAAGAATTTACAGATCACATTAAAAAAAGAGAAGTGTTATGGCGATAGAATTTAGAGAATGTAAGGGGCAGGAAGACTTTAATACCGGAAGATCGAAGTGTATTCTTGATCCCGGAAAGATAAAAGCGGTAATCCTTATTCCACGTGGTTTTAAAATCCCTAACGGACTGACCGCAGATAAGTTAGAAGAGCTGTGTCATGCAGACCGGCCCAACCGTATTTATCCGATAAAGACGGTTGAGGAGTTTGCGCCTACCGGTGGTGAAGCCAATGTAAATGCAACCGGCTATGGTGGCAATAAAATCACCGGCTATTCGGCGTATACAGCGGCGCTTACTTTGGATAATTATGATGCCAGCCTTAAAGCCAATCTTATGATGGCAAAAGGCGTGGAATTTGACGGGGTAATTGTTGATGAAGATAATGTATTGTTCGGAACGAATCGTGATACTACGGGATTGAGTGGTATTCCGCTTTCGGGAGTATATCCGAGCGGCCAGGATTGGGACTCTTCCGGCCAGGAAGCTAATCTGATCGTAAACCTGATGTTTAAGGATTACGAGAAATACATCAAGACGGCAGACATCATGGCCCTGAAGTTTGATGTAGTGGAAGCACTGAAAGGGCTTGTGTTTGTTGACCTGGTGAAAGTGGGAGAGAATAAGTACAAGTTGATTGAGCACTTCGGAGGCCTTAATGTTACGGGGTATTATGCGGACGCTCTTTCCAAGAGTGCCGGAAAATCTTTCGACGGAGGCGTATCAGCAGTATCCTATGCTAATGGTGAGTTGACCGTTACTGCTACAGGCACTCCTTCTTTGAAGAAACCATCGGAGCTCCAGAAGGAAGGCATTATCGGTATTGAGCAGAAAGAGGCGTATGATGCAAGCGTTTAACTTATAAATAGGATATAACATGGTTGTAGAAGGTGTGAACTTCATAGAAAATGAAGTCGTGAAGTGGAAACGAAAGGACTTTATCGATACTCACAAAAAGTTATTTTTCCTGGATAGGGAAGAATTTGAAAGGGAAAAGATGCTGGGTGATATTTACGACCGGATTAAGGGTTTGATTCCGGATAAAGGTAAACTGATTGATTGACAGGGTGAAGGGGATGGATTTTTATTAGTTCATCCCCTTTTAAATTACATGGGATATGGCAACATTAAGCGATGCGGCTGATAATTTTAAACTGTTTGTTGGAGGACTTGAGAAAGTTGTAAAACACACAATTCAGAGTAATGCTGATTTGGTGCAGGACTTTATCCGGCAACAATTGTATTCAGGGGTGAATGGTCGTGGAAAGCCTTTAAGGCCGACATATCTCAATGACCCTTTTTTTAATTCGAAAGATGCCGGCAGATGGTTTCATAATGCTGAAGGATATATGAAGTGGAAGATGGAAAAGACACCTCCGGCTCCTTCTTATCTGTTCTTGCCACCGCGTGACATGAAAACTCCAAACCTCAAAATTCGGGGTGACTACTACTCGTCTATTACTGCTATCCCCATTAATGACGGATTGAGGATAGAATCTGTCGGGGTCTCTTTCGGAGATGACATTGAAAAAAAGTATGGGAGTATTATCTTGGCTGTAGGTCCCGAAGCATTGGGGCATTTTATGGTTCATTTTATGAATCCCGCATTACGGGAATATTATGCAAAATTCGGTATACTGTGAGCTGTTGGTGTGATAATAAAAAAAGGATGCAGGATATAGAGAGAGTCCGAAGCCTTGCACGCATAGCTGCCAAGATGGATCACTCTGTGTATGTGCTGTACGAAAGGAAAGACGGAACCTTTGATTTTCTACCGGAAGGTATTGAATTCTATGGAACGTTTGTTGAATTGGTATTTTATTAGAATAAGAAGTAATAACCATCGTGTGAAGGGGCACGATACAAAATTTTAAATTATGGCGAATGAATTTAAAATAACGGATATTGTTGATAAAAAAGCTTTTGATGAATTAACTAGCCTGATTGCTAAATTTAATGAAACCAAAGAGGCTTATGTGAATCTTACCAAAGATTTGGCAGGAGGTCTCAGAGTAAAACCGGGGGATCTTAAGGAATTAGCGGATAAAACAGAGAAGTATACTAATATAATGAACCAATTAGTTACTACTCAGAATAAACTGTCTGATATACAAGGTAGATACAAGGGTATTTTAAATGATCTAAATAAGAATATGAAAGAATTCTTATCATTGTCATCCTTATCAGGAAAGTTTGATTCTCTCACAAGTGCAATAAATAAGGCTTCTGATGCTTTAAAAATCGCATCTGAAGCTCAAAAGGATAATGCTCAAACTACTCAAAGGCAGGCTCAAGCCATGCAATCCGCAAGTTCATCTATTTCATTGACAAGTAGTGCTTATGCGGAGATTCTAAATACCGTAACTTCTTATGATAATAAAGCAAAAGAACTAAATGAAAGGCTGTCTGCTAATAAAATCAGGCTTGATGAAATAAGGAGAGAATTATCAAATCTATCAAAAGAACTATCCAAAGGTACAATAAGTCAGCAAGAATATTTGCGTATAGTCTCTGACCTTACGATTAAAGAACGGGATCTTGTACAACAGAACAAACAATATACTTCTCTTTTAAATGCCCATTCAAAAGCTATGGTTTCTACAGCCGGTAGTTATAATGAAATGAGTGCGGCTGTAGTACAGTTAGAAAATAGATTTAGAAATTTGTCTGAAGCTCAAAGACAAGGAGATCAAGGAGTCGGTTTAATAAAGCAGATTAAGAAACTAAAAGATGAATTAAAGGCCATTGACGCTCAAATGGGTAATTATCAAAGAAATGTAGGTAACTATACATCACATTGGAATGGATTAAACGCATCTGTCCAGCAATTGGCCAGAGAGTTGCCTTCATTAGCAGTAGGATGGAATACTTTCTTTCTTGCTATCTCTAATAACTTGCCTATAATGGCTGATGAAATAAAACGTGCAAGAGATGAGTTTAAGGCTTTGCAAGAATCCGGACAACAGGGAGTTCCTGTATGGAAACAGCTAACTAAATCTATCCTTAATTGGCAAACAGCATTAGTTGTAGGCATTACATTGTTATCTGTGTATGGAAAGGATATAATGGATTGGGTGGCAAGTTTGTTTAAAGCAAAAGATGCGACTAAAGAATTGTTGTCTGCTGAACAAGAAATGGCATTAGGCATTAAAAAAGGGATGAAAGATGTAGCCAATTCTACCGTGAAATTAGATGTTTTATATAAGGCCACACAGGATCACACCAGATCCTTAAAAGATCGAAATGCAGCGGTTGATGAATTGCAAAAGATGTATCCTGCTTACTTTGCAAATTTATCAAACGATGAAATTTTGGCTGGTAAAGCAAAGGGGGCCTATGTACAGTTGAGAGAAGAACTTGTAGCCAATGCTATAGCAAGAGCTCAACTGGATAGGATGACAGATATTGCTGATAAGCGTGAAGAATCTCTGTTAAAAAGAAGGGTGCAGTATAACACGTATCTACAGGCAGAACAAAAGATAATTGAAGCATCTGCTGCTTTGGAGGATGCAAGGCAGAAAAAAGCTAAAGAAGGGGATGAAGTTTGGGGATATCTTGTTGCTAAAAGGGAAGAAGAACTGAAAAAAGCAGAAGATCAAGCTAAAAAGGAGAAGGCCGCTTGGGAGGATCTTATAAAAGAAACCAAAGATTATGATAAAGTCTTGGAAGGAATGTCTAAAAATATTAATGTAGGTGCTTTGACTAATGATTCCAATGGTAGTAATAAAAAGGAGGCTGAAGAATATGCCAATTACATGAAGAACATAGAAAGGGAATTGACTAAAACCAGAATAGCTCTAATTGAAGATCGTAGAAAAGCAGAGGTTGCCAGTGTGGAAAATACTTATAAAGAGAATATCAATAAAATAAAAGGATATTCTGCCAAAGAAAATCAGTTAAGATCCCAATATGAAGAAGAGAAAAATAAAAATATCAGAGATATTAATGAAAAATATGACTTGGAAAGGGAGGAGTATGAATCAGATTTAGAAAAGCGAAGCATTGAATTAAAACTGGATACTATTAAAAACAATTCGGAAAAAGAGCTTGAATATAAACTCGATTTATTACTAAGGATGAATGAAATCTTACGTGAAGAGGAAATCCGTGAAGCGGAAAGGAGAGGTGAAGATGTAGAATTGATTAATAAAAAATATGATGCAAGATTTTCATCTATAATTCAAGATAATATATCAGAGCGTTTAGGGTTGATAAAAAAAGGTACCGACAGGGAACTTGATATATTGGATACAAATTCCTTGAAGGAGATTAATGCTTTAAATAAACAATATAAACAAGGGGAAATAAACGAAAAGCAGTATAGGGATGGGCTATATAAGATTACCAAAGAGTCTGGGGAAGCAAAGTTAAAGCTTTTATTGAAAGAAGCGGAGGCAGAACTGGCCTTATCTTCTGATCTCCCTCAAGAGAAGGTTGATGAGATTCAACGGAGGATAGATAAGATTAAGGCTCAGATTGAGGCTTTTGGTAATGACATGGATAATGATGAAAATAATCCGGGGAAAAGATGGGCGGATGATTTTAATAATGCTTTGGGCAATTTATCTTCATCTGCCAATAAATATTTGGGGGATTCTGCCAATATATTTAATGCTCTGGGAGATATCATAGGAGAAATTACCGCAAAAATGGATGATGCAGGAGACAGTGTACTTAATTTTTGGGGCAAACTCGATGACAAAGGCAAATTATCCTTTGTATTGTCTTCATTTGCAAAGATACAAGATGGAATTACTTCTATTATGACAGATATTTATGATGCCAGGATAAAACGTGTGGAAGAGGAACAGGAAGCTAATGAAGAAGCTGGCGAAAAAGAACTGGAGAGAATTGAAAAGTTGGAAAACTCTGGTGTCATCACTAAAGAAGAAGCTGAAGCAAGAAAAAGAGCGGCAGAACAAACTACTGCGAATAAGAATAAAGAATTAGAGAAAAAGAAAGAGGCTCTCCAGCAGAAACAGGCCAAATGGGAGAAGGCTAATGCGATCAGTCAATCTATCATAGCTACTGCACTGGCTGTTTCAAGGGCCCTCCCGAATATGGTTCTGGCTGCATTGGTTGGAGCATTGGGAGCTGCCCAGCTTGCGACTATTATTGCTCAGCCTATTCCCAAATATGCTAAGGGTACAGATAACCATCCCGGTGGGTTAGCTATTGTAGGAGATGGAGGTAAACATGAAGCTGTTGTAACTGACAGAGGAGCTTATATAACTCCTAATGTTCCTACTTTGATTGATTTGCCGCGTCGGGCAAAGGTTATTCCCGATGTAGATATAGAGAGGCGCAGTGATTTCCTGCCTCATTTTGACAGGTTAGCTTTGTATCGCAGCATGAATTTACGTTCAGACATAGGCGCTTTAATGAAGGATGCCGAAAGGATGGGTGAGCCTATTACTGTGAATGTGAATAATGATTATAGAAAGTTGGAGCGTGAGATGCAGTCGTTAAACCGTTCGTTTGAAAAGATGGCTAAATACCAGAAGAAGGCTGCAAAAGAAGCCGAGCTAAGAAATATATCAAATCGTATTTAATATGATATACACAGATCTTGATAGAATATCCCTCAGAAGATTCATAGATGTATTTTGTGGAAATTCGGACGCCGTGTGTGAAGGAGATTATAGTGAAGATGAAAAGCAGAAAGCGGCGTCCGGATTGGTTAATGAATATATGTCTATAGTTGGGAAGAAGGGAATATTGGCTGAAGTTTCTAAGAAGAATGAAATTATCAGCCTTGTGATAAAGATACAGTTGATGAACTGCTGCCGTTATCTTACTGAAGAGAAGGAGTGGTCTACGGTTTGTTTGATTCTTAATGATATGGGATATAGTCTTGATCCTAATGATCACAATAAGATATGCAGTAGGATTGAAGCTATTTTATCTAACAGTAGATTTCGGGTGGATAAGATCATGTCAGAACAATCCGACCTCCCTAAGTCGGCTATTATGGATAGGGATTACTTTGTGAGAGAAAGAGTGGCCGTAATGCAACATTTCAATATGCATATTGATCCGGATTCATTTTCCGCAAAGGAATATGCCTATATGGTAAAGAGGATGTGTGATGATGTTGATTTGCGTCTGAAATCATTAAAAAGAAAATAATATGTATTATAAATGTGAATTGTTAGTTGATGGATACTCGTATCAGGTAACGGATAATCTGGTCAATTGGGACGACATAACCACTTCTTTTAAGAGGGGGGATTATGATGGAGTCGTAAGATCGTTCTCTACAAAGTTTGAGTTTTCTAATGCTGCATACAGTCTGTTGAAACGTGTATTCCGGGAAAAGTATCTGCAAGCATCGGCTAGTGTGGTATTTTACACAAGAAATAACAGCTGGTTATGGAATGAAAGATTCCGGTGTTCGTTAGATTTCTCCACATTTCAAGATGATGGGAATACCATATCTATCAGTGCTGTAGATGACAGCCTGGCCGCATTGATAAAAGCTAAAAAGGGAACACAGTATGAATATGCTGTGAGCGAACTTACAGAAGGCAAATACTTGTACTATGATGGTATAAAAATGAATCAGAATGTGAACTGGTTGGTTGCCGGGAATAGCATTGAGGATTCAACGGACGTATCGGTTGAGATACAGGCAGCATTAAAGTCCAAATACTTTCCGTTGGCTGTAAAATCAAGCGAGACCTCAATAGGCGGATATATAACCTATGGGGATACTTTTCAGCAGAACGTATCTGATGGTGGTAAAGACACTTTCCTTTTCAGGGCGGAAAGGAATATTACCTGCTTCTTAAGTGTCTCTATCTCGTTTAATGTTCCGGCAAATAAGGCATTGTCTATGACATTGGTAAAAATCGGAGCAGATGGGAATGAAACAGAGCTTACCAGAACTGTTATTAACGACGAACACCCTGAGACCATATTTATACTTTCATATATGAAAGATATAACATTGCTTGAAGGGGATTATTGTTTTATAAGATATGGTTCGGCATATAACATGACTTTGACTATCCGGGACCCTTACATTAGTCTAAATTGGGATGCAAGAATAATACCGGTTAATATTGATATAGTTACGCCTGTCAAGCTTCTAAACCGGCTTCTTCAAAGTATAAATGGAGGGCAGGAAGGAATTACAGGAGAGATCGTTTCAGGGGTAGACAAGAGATTGGATGAATGTATGATAATTCCTGCTGAGAGTGCAAGAGGTCTGAAAAAGGCAAAATTATATTGTTCGTATACAAAGTTTGTTGATTGGATGCAGTCGGAGTTTGGCTTTGTTCCTGTAATAGGGGAAGACAAGGTTACATTTGTACATAGAAGTAGTCTGTTTTCAAAAAACATAGTAAAAAATTTCGGTGACAATATACGGTCGTTTGAATATAGCGTAAATTCTTCCTTGATTTATTCCCGGGTACGGGCCGGTTATGACAAGCAAGATTATGACAGTGTGAACGGACGTGATGAATTTCATTTCACAAATGAATATAGTACCGGAGTGACCTTGACTGAGAATACCTTGGAATTGATAAGTCCGTTTCGGGCTGACGCATACGGAATAGAGTTTTTGGTTCAGAAAAGGGGAGAGGATACTACGGATAGTGATAGCGACAATGACGTATTCTTTGTTAATGCAAGGCTTGCTTCAATAGATGGCGGATACCGTCTTATACGTAAGATAAATGGTGGTCCATCCATTTCCGGAGTAATAAGTCCCGATACAATGTTTAATGCTGTATACTCTCCACGTTATATGATAGAGGCTAACCGGAAGTTTATTGGTGCATTTACCAACACATTGGACTTTGCGTCTTCTGATGGTAACAGTGACGTTGTTATTGATGGAGTATCCGAGAAAACGGATATCCAGTTGACGGAAGGAGAGAGGCTGTTTACTGTTGGCGAGGTTTCAGTAGAGTCCGGAGATATGAAAGCTCCTGATGATCTCACAGGATTAATATCTATAGAGAAGGGAGGAGAAACATATCATGGGTATATTAAAGACGGTAAGTTTAATTACGGCCGTTCTGAAGCTGCTAAATATACTTTGATAGTAGAGAGTATAAAATAAGGTGAAATCGTTCATAATTACGTTTTTAATTCATATATTTGCTACGATAACACAGGTCAAGAGGCTTGTAACCCAAATTCGGACTAAAGGACTATGATTAAGATAGGTGATATATGCCCATTGTTCTTTTCGCCAGTTAAGGACAAATATGCAATCGATGTAGATTACATTCAGAGGTTTCATACAACTGATAAAATACTCCTGCAAATATTTGCGGATGACGGAGAAGTAGCTTCAGCCTCTCTTAACGATCTTATCAAAGGAACTTCTTCCAATATCCAATTCCAGACTTATGAGGTAAATGCATCTGTTATGATGTATTATGTCGTGTTTACTTCACTTCCGGATTCAGTCTATAGTATAACTTTTGAAAGGAAAGAATCTGAGCCATTTGAAGTATGTTCCGATTCCAATATCTTGGAAGAAACCGCATTGATTCGCTATTCACACAAAGATAATAATTCTGCTTTTGATAATATCTTCTGGATAGGAGATACTCAACAGGTATTCGAATGGAGAGTGGAAGCTGGGTTTAAGCCGGCAGGATATTCCGCAAAGATAGATAATGAACAATACCGCAATCAAAGACAAGAAATAGAAGAGTTATATGCTGTTCCATATGATTCGTATGTACTTACAATAGGAAACTCGTGTGGTGTCCCGTATTGGTTCGGAAGGCATCTTAACCGGATATTGTGTGTGTCTATGTTTGATGTGAATGGAGAAAGATATGTAAGGTCCGAGAATTCTGTTCCAGAGATAAGTCAGGTTATGGAAGACAGCCAAATGTTTTTCGTGACTATTGCATTGGAACCACAGGAAAATTCTATTGCCGGTGTTGGCGGTGCTCCTGAGCAGGCGAGCAGCGCATCTATTGTCGGTTTTGTCGTAAATAACCCGAAGGAGGGGGAAATGTTGAAATATAAAGAAAGCGAAGCGGCATTCATAAATACTTCACGAATTTGACATGAAAAAGAATATAAGCAAAATACAATGGTTTGGTTCAGAAATTGAAAACGGGAAAGCAAAAGCTCCCGTCATTTCTCCTGATTCTATGTCGCATTTGGAAGGACTGAACGAGGGAGAATTTTATATCTGTAATGCAGACGAAGACCCGGCTATATTTATACGGACCAATAAAAACAATGTAGTGGCGTTTAAGTTGGCGGCTGATGTTGACATGGAGGCTTTAAAGAAAGTGTTTCTCCGCAAAGATCAGGATGATACCACCCCTTACAAACTGACCATCCGTGGTGGCATTGAAACCGGTTGGGACCAATCTCAGGCAGAGCCTACCGCTTCTCTCTCTGAGGATGGTATATTAAACGCTGCCGCAGCTATATTGAAAGAATACATCTCTTCTCCGAAGTTTGTTCCGGGATTCACAGGCGAAGGCTTTAAAATATATAAAGACGAGTATGGCAACTGGCATATAGAATGTGATATTCTAGATGTGAGGAAAGTTATGAATGTATTTGAGTTGCTTATACAGAAAGTACGTTCAATAAATGGTGCTCTTGTTATAAGCCAAGCGAACGGTAAAGTCAGTGCAGTTACTGAGACTTCTGATTTGCAATCTTGGATTCTTGAATTTGAGGATAAAGATGAAACATTCCAGGCGCACGACTTAGTGAGATGTCAAGTATTTGATAGAAGAATAATCCAGTCACCGGCTTTTGATTTCACAAAATTTACAGCCTATTTATATGATGGTTCAGCCATAGATGATAGCGTAAGGATAACGAACACGAGCATTGAGTTTAGCATGAATAATTCAGCAAATTCAGGCTTTCAACTTTACATGTATCCAGAGGGACATGTATCAGATGCTCCTATAACGACTAAAGAATGCAAATTAGAAATATCTGGTTTGTATGATGGTGATATGGCTGTATGGAGTGGTTTATCAAAGGATGGAATCGGTTCTGATACTGTAGGAGGGCTTTTGACAAATGGCGAGAATGTAATTCGTGCCATCAATGTATCCGAAGAGATATACAACCTTGGTATAATGATTGTATTAGATTCCGGACATGGTAACGGAAAGGTTACTGTTACTCAAAAAATGGAGGATACATCATCTAAAAAAGGTAAATACTATTGGTGCGAAGTTGCGAGTGTAAATGGTAATCTCGTAACTATTCCAAAGTCTGAGTTTGAAGGAATTATACCAGTAGTAGGTGATGAAGTTGTACAGATGGGTAATACTGAGAATCCTCTTCGTCAGAGCTTGATATATATGTCGGCCGCCGAGGATGGCAAGCCTAAGATTGAGATATTAGGTGGAGTCAAGACTAAGTCATTTGCCGGAGCGTCTCGCTCTGTATTTGGGAATTTAGATCATATAACGGACCCGGATTTTCCGGATAATATGCAGCCGCACGATAATGGTGTATATACAAATAACGGTTATTTCAAAGGCATCTTCATCCTTCGCAACGGAAAGACCATCGAGCAGGAGTTTGAGTCAACCAACAAGGAAATAGACATCGCCAAAACCGATGCGAAAGCTGCTCAGGACAGATTGAATACTTGGGCTTCTGATGGATTTATTTCTCCAACTGAAAAGACCGCGTTAAAGCAGGAAATGGAGGCATTAAAAGCAGAAAGAGATTCTATTCTGGCTAATGCAACACGGTATGGCATTGATACCGTTGCTTATCGGAATGCTTTCAACGATTACTATCATGTGCTTGAGACACATTCGGCAAGTGAGCCTGAAAATATACCGGTCAGCGCTTCATTCAAGACTCTTCAACAGGCTTATTATGACCAGCAGCGGACAATTATAGACGCTATCAACTCCGCTTCATACTCTTACGTAGGTGAAAAGGTTAAGATTGAGACTGACACGATTATGGAGGCTTTACCCGGACAGATTACGTTGGCTGTGAAGGGTGAGGTGAGTAAGGTGAAAGTTGCTGATGTCAATTTATTAAAGGGTGCCTATACAGAGAAAGCAAATACATCATACAGATTTGGAGAATATGGGTATGATGTTCCAGCAGTTAATGGCAAGAAGTATACGTTGACATTATGCTATACACTTGGAAATGATAATAACGAAATTAGAGCTTATTCTAACAATGGCTATAATATAATTGCTTATTTTACAACCAAAGGTGATAGAATTGTAGAAAGCAAAGAAATTACAATGAGCGGTTATACAGAAGGCTATGGAATGTCACTATATCAATTCCCTAATGGAACCTACGGTTCAAAAGTGCATTGGGCTGTTCTTACTGATGGTAACATAGGAGTAACGCAGTGGATTCCTGCTGCAAGCGAGCAAGTTGCAGGTATTAAGAACTTATGCTCTTTTAAGCGTATTACTGATGCGGGATTTACTTATGCTTCACGTTATGACGATGATGGAACAATATTAATGCTACCATCGGTATTGCACAAGGAATCATTTGTAGCTAATAAGGATATGTTCGGTTTGACCTATGACTCTCAAAAAAGGTATTATGTGTTTATAGATCATTCTGTTCCATCGACTACAATTCCTAGTGGCACAAGAAGTATCTTTTTGCGGATCGTATACACTGATGGCACAATCGAGGACATGTCGGTATTTAATGATAGCATAGAAAACAATTTCATCCTTACATCAAAGGCTATTAAGTATATATTAGGCTCTTATGGTACTTCTTCTGTATCTACTTATTTGCGTATTGGCGTATTTGAAACCAACACTCCTGTAACCTGGAGCCCAGCCCCCGAAGATCTTAACTACATTGCCAAAACCTACACCGACTCAGAGATAAAAGTGACGAAAGGGTTAATTGAAAGCAAAGTCTCCCAAACCGATTTTGACGCTCTCGGACAGGTTGTATCCAATCAGGGCACTGAGATCTCTCAGACCAAGACGGATATTAACCTTGTATCAACGGTATCGGGTAATGCACGTTTGATTGCGCTTGCTATGAGCAAGGGTAAGATGTTGAATCGTGATCCGGAGTTTAGGAGCGGGATGAATGGCATTGGAATCTACAATAGTAGTGGTAATGGTATGGTTGCAGTTGAAAGAGCAGCAGATATTAATTTGCCTAATCAATCCGGATATAAAATTAAAATTACGACGTCTGGGGCTGTAGAACCGGGTTTAGGTGGGTTTACTTTTAGCACTAAAACACGCGCCAATGCTGTATTTATTACCCGGTTTATAGCATGGGTTCCTGTTGGATATAGAATTGAGTGGGCTACAAACCCTATGGGTAACGGTGGTACATCAAAATGGCTCACCAACAATGTTGGAACCGGTGACTGGGAAGAATATGCGTGCTATGTCAAATGTGGTTCAAGTGGTACATTCTCTTCTACTAATTATTTTTATTTAGCGGGAGGTGATGGCAGTTTACCCGTCACCTGGTACCTTGCCTTTGCTACGGTTTATGACGCCGGCTCTATTGATGACACTCCTACAAAGGATGAATTAAAAACTGGAATCACTATTAAGCCGGGTGCTATCAATATATTCGGGAAAGATATCAGTATTGCAGGCATGGTTACTTTTTCCGGCTTGTCGGCATCCGAGCAGCAAAATTTCAAGGGTAATACAGGACCACAAGGACCGCAGGGGCCTAAAGGAGATACCGGCGCTACAGGTCCTCAGGGATTGCAAGGACCCGCCGGTGCTAAAGGTCCGCAAGGAGATAGAGGTCCGCAAGGGCTTCCAGGGCCACAGGGTCCTCAGGGATTGCAAGGACCCGCCGGTGCTAAAGGTCCGCAAGGAGATAGAGGTCCGCAAGGGCTTCCAGGGCCACAGGGTCCTCAGGGTGCAACTGGTCCACAAGGACCGCAAGGTCTATTGGATGAAACAGCTATGCTTTCTTTGAAAAATAGCATTGCCTCCAATATTGGGTATTCTTCCTGGCAGGATATGGTAAACCATGCTTCATCAGAACCTCGAGAGACAATAGTCGTTGGGGGATATATAAATACAGTTCTGATTGATGCTACTGCAATCGTTACCAATGCCTTAGCGGCTGGTCGAATTACAACAGGAAATATCACCGTGACTGACGGTGCCTATCTTGGCGGCTGGGAGATTAAAAACAACGCCATATATTCCCGTAACATAGCAGACGCTAAGATACAGCTTGAAATCAACGGCTATCGCTTCTTGCGTATAAATCAGTATGGAGGTGCAGCTACAGTAGGAAGTTACCCATTGATGGAGATTCGTAATGACAACCAAGACTGTCTCTCTCTGTCTACATACGGACAAGGGGGAAAGGCTTTGAGAATCATCGCAAACTCTGAGGGTGGACATGCAATACAGAGTCATGGATCGCATCTGTTTGGCCAACGTAATTCTGAGTCATGGAACGCTCCTGGTATTCTTTGCGGTGTTTATGTGTATGCTGGTGGTACTGGTAACCAATTTTGGGGGAATGGTTGTACAGTTGGTACAGTAAGTAATATATCAACCGGAAGGTACCGTATCTATCATAATTTAGGTCACACAAAATATTCGGCGATTATACAGGCCTCAGATGACAATGGATGGTGTTTTGGCATGGTAAAGAGTATTACTAGTACTTACCTTGAAGTGCATTTGGTCGATGCTAACCAAGGAGATAGAAACGTAAATTTCTACTTGTATTTAGTAGGTCGTAATGTCTGGTAAGTAAAGAGATAATTATTAAATCAAAATATATAGAGTATGAAAATAGATTTTAGAAAGATCGTGGTTAACGATATCGAAGGAAATGTCTTGATGAAAGAGGTTGAGAAGAGAGACTCTGAGGGCAACATTGTCGGGACGGAGAGAGTGATTGATTACAAAGATGTAAGCAAGGACTTAGGTAATGCTATTTACTTTAATGTGAGTGACATCAAAGATCAGGAGATCGGCAGAAAGTTATATCTTGAAGGTGAGATTGAAGTCGATGGTCCCACTGCTGCTCTGATTAAGAAATTTGCAGATCAGATTTTCTATGCTTATGTAAAGTTCCCTCTCTTCAAATTGCTGGATTCAGCTTTGAATCAAAACAAAGAATAAACTTATTATGAACTTAAAATTAAAATGTTATGAACGAAGAGATTAAAATTGTAGCTACTGGTACAACAGAAGTAAATAGCTTTGAAGGAACTTCTTTAAGTATTCCGACCGTGAAGTATTCGATCAGATATACTTCAATCAATGGTAACAAACAGTCGATATTTGTCGGTGTAACCGATAATGCAACAGAAACGGTACCGAACGCCGACGGAGATGGCACACACGAAGAGATCAGAGAGATGCAGTTGGGAGAGGTCCGATTTGACCCTGTTCCAACTCCGCAGATAACTACTATTAGTTTTATCTACACGAATGACTTTGAATGTTATATGTCTGATATCCGTAAGATCATTGACCAGATCACTAGTGATAAGTCATAGCATAAAAAAGCCCACCTCACCTTCACAGGCAAGATAGGCTCACGCATTTATCTAATTTTAATTTAATTATGTAATCTGATTACAAATGTAGTATTATTATTTAAAAAGACAAATATGCAAGACAAATCAATACATCAATTCTCTTCTGGTCTGTTTGCTCCTGTAGCCGGAAGTTTCGTAATGGAAGCTATAGAGCACATGATCCCATGGTTGATCACTATGTTCTTTGTAATACTGTGTGATTTGGCTACGGGATGCAGGAAGAGCTTGTTGATGGGTGAGCGCGTGAGGTTTAGTAGGGCTTGGCGGGCTACAATGGGTAAGATGGTTACCTATTTTAGCTTTGTAATTATGGTGGTAATGATAAACGAGGCCAGTGGTGGAAGATATAACATTGATATATTCGCTTGCTTATCTGTCTGCTTCATCGAGGGATGTTCTATTATATCGAATATTCTTAAGCCCAAGGGCTATGATTTTAATCTGATAGTAGCTATTGGGTTATTTGCTAAAAGGGTATTCAAGATAGAGAAAGAAGATTTAAAAGAGGTGATAACTAAAAAGGAGGAGGACAAAGAATGAATGATATGAAAGTTCTAATTGACAATGGCCATGGCGAGAATACACAGGGAAAGTGTTCACCGGACGGAAGGTTGCGTGAGTGGGCTTATTCCAGGGAGATAGCGGATATGGTCGTTTTCGGGCTGAGAAAGCATGGTGTTGACGCGGAACGCATTGTGAAGGAAGACGTGGATGTTCCATTGTCTGAGCGTTGCAAACGTGCTAATAATATTTATCGCGATTCTCAAAAGAACGCTATTCTGGTATCCATTCATTGCAATGCGGCCGGTAATGGGACAAGTTGGATGAATGCTCGGGGATGGGGTGTATATGTCAGTGATAATGCTTCTTTTAATAGCAAAATGTTAGCTTCTTCTCTGGCACAAGTAGCAATAAGTAAAGGTGTGACAGTACGTAAACAAGCTCCCGGGCAGGACTATTGGGTGCAGAACTTGGCTATTTGCCGGGATACGAACTGCCCCGCTATATTGACAGAGAACTTCTTCCAGGACAACAAGGAAGATGTAGATTTCTTATTGTCGGCTGAGGGCAAGCGGACTGTGGCAAATATTCACATAGAAGGTATTATTAACTATTTAAATTCAAAGTAACATGGCTCTAACAGATTTAACTTTCAGCAAACATGGTGAAGCTTATGTATCGGACCCTGTGCAACTTCAATCGGATGCAGGCCTTCATCTTGAATTTGCAAGTGAAGATAAGAATAACGTTGTCTCTCTGTTTCAGAGTATGACGAATACAAATTACGTTCCTTTCGGATCATATAACTATGTGGGTAGCACAATGGATGTTGCTATTACAGGAGTGATTCCCGGGATGTATATCAAAGTGCAGTCTATCTCACAGCCTACTTTGGCTAAAATTCTTGTATCGGAATGAAAGTTTCAATCAATCAGATAAAGATTAACCGCGTTGGCATTAACACGGCTCAGGTTAGGGGGATACGTTTGTCTTCTGCTGTTGCTGATCGTGGTCATAAGGTTGATTTTCCTTTCTCTGATTCCCTTGTAGATTATTGGAATTTTGGAGGGAAATCCAATTTTGATAAGGATAGAACAACTGTAACAGGACTGTTAGGCAACGTACTAACAGCATATAACTTTGGGTGGAATTTAATGTCAGGGTATGGGGGGTATAATGAAAATTATCTGACTTATTCTAAAGTTGAGAATGTGTTTGTAACAGATGACCATAGTATTACTATAATGAATTTTGTTCCAGCTAATAACTGGGTTGTTTCTAAATATGGTAATTCTGCATTTAAATCAACTAAGATAAAGGTAACAGGGCTTACAGCTGATAATCAGTTAGAGTATGGCTACTCTCCTTCATTGGAAGGAGCAAGAGTAATGATGCCAATACCGAAAGACGGAATATACGATTTGCCAGAAAGTGTAGTTAATCAAGCTACATATAGTATTGGATTCTTTCTTAGGAGTGCATTAACTAAGAATGTAACAATTGAGCAAATTCCTCTATATGAAGGAGCAATAGTTACGGATGGTGTTGACGATTATCTAAAGCTTGATAAAACAGGGTATAAAGTTGGAACAGTTATCTTTAAACATACTCCTATAAAGACAGGAGATTCAGTAAGATATGTATTTAATATAAATACTACCAGTGTTTACGCATGTTATAGAATTGATTCTACGTTTGGAAATAATTTTAATAGATATAAAACTATAGAAGATTATACAGTTGGATTCATTACCACTCCAAGATTAGCAGAAACTCCTTTAATTATTGGTTGTCATTCGTCTCTTAAAGAGTTTCTATCTATGGCTCTTTATAGTATTGCTATCTACGACAGAGCTCTATCTGATCAAGAAGTACAAGAAGTTATCAACTTCATCAATTACGGTACCACCAATCCGATATTTGTATTGAACTTTGATAACTTTGCCTATAAAGCCGTTGATTATCCAGATTTTGCTACTGGCAAAGTTACAACAAATAAAATTGTTGTAGATAGCACAACTGAAACCTTTAATGGTGCTATTGCGGTAGCTATGAATCCCGAAGCAGATACCGGAGAGCCGATTGAAGTACCGTCTTACAAAATAAAAGTCACAGGACTTAATCAGTATAGCGTTGGTGAAGGTAATTGGGCAGTTGGATTAATGGGAATGATGATTGATTCAACTAAAGAACCTTGGACTTATCCTATATATAAAGATGGAGTTTACGATATACCGGCAATTTCATTGAGTGATAGGATTTATAATTTAGGAATAATGGCTCAAATAGCAATTGACAAGCCTATTGGGATAGAAGTCCTCTACGATAAGAATGTCACAAAGAGCTTTCCGGAGAACAAACAAATATTCCCTTAAAATTAACAAGAAAGTTATGAAATACGTAATTGTAACAGTAGAATGGTGCCTGAATCACGGTGTTGTGGTCCCGGCACAAGCAAGAAGATCTGTTGACGGGTTGAAAGTTATCCTGCATGAAGATTATATCGATCCCGTCTTGAGAGAAGAGGATGACATGACCTCGTACCGGCATGATACGTCCGAACTAAGAAGTATCTTGAGTGGTCCTGAGTGGACGGTTCCGCAAGAGGGGGTATTATGAAACGGTTAACATGTATCGTTTTGCTGATGTCTGCAATATGTTTCGCCGGATGTAGGACTACTCAATACGTGCCGGTTGAAACTATTAAGAGTGAGTATAAGACAAGAGATAGTATTCGTCATGATAGTATATATCAGCGTGACAGCATTTATGTAATAGACAGGGGTGATACAGTGTACACATATAAGGATCGGTATCTATATAAGTATTTATATCTTAATCGCATTGATACTGTGATTAAGACGGACAGTGTTCAGATACCTTATCCGGTTGAAAAGGCGTTGACCAGATGGCAGAAGGCAAAGATAGAACTTGGCGGATGGGCATTTGGCGGCTTGATATGTATCGCTCTTATTTTATTGTATATCTGCATTAAAAGGAAAGGAGGATAATATGAAATAATATTCTGATTTGCCGGTGGTAGAAGGCCGGCATAGGAAACACCATTAACAAACGCATTCTTTAGGGGCAAAGAAGTAAAAGAAAGCCTCACTACCCGTCATACGACTACCAATCAGAAACGGGCAAACATCGTCGGAACACTGTTAGGAGGCTTTCAAAGTTAAATAACAGTGCCTTCGATGTTTTGTTTTATAATCTAATATGTTCTTTAGCATGAAAATTGTTGATATGTATCAAAAGGTAGTAGCGGTAGTCTGTCAGACGACGGGAATAGACGAATATTCAATGTTTCATAGTAACAAAGAGGTCTGTGTTGATGCCCGATCAATACTTGTAAATGTGCTCACAGAAAGGGGAATAACAGAAGGAGAAATATCATACCTTACCGGGCTAACTCAACAGTGCGTTAATAAACTCAAGAATAACTTTTCTATCCGCACCCGTAAATGGAGTGTCACAACAAATCTACAATCAGTTTACAACGAGCTTACAACGATATAATTTAAGTACAACGGATTTATCGTGTTCTTTGTGATGCGGTTAATATTGACCGTGTTATAATTGTATAATTAAATATGAGTGAAACAAAGACTTACGTATTCCCGGAAAGCGGGAGTGGTGGAGGAGGCAGTATGCTTGGTATGCTTGCCCCCTTATTGCAGAAAAACGGTCTTGACCCCAATTTGTTGCTTGCAATGAATAATCGTGGCGGTATGTTTGGTGGTGATGGCTCTTCTTTCCTTTGGATAATCTTCCTGTTCTTCCTGTTCCCATTGTTTGGACGCAATGGCTGGGGAAATAATGGAGATGGCGGAAACGGTGGCGGATTTGCTGGAGCCGGTATCCCTAACTTAATTAATAACGATGCAGGAAGGGAGTTACTTATGAGTGCAATTCAGGGGAACGGACAGGCAATCAACAATCTGGCTACTAATTTAAACTGTTCAATCGGTCAGGTTCAGAATGCTATCAATGGGGTGATGTCACAGGTGCAACAGGTAGGAAATCAGGTTGGTCAAAGCTCAATGCAGATTATCAATGCTATCCAGCAGGGTAACTGTCAGATCGCTCAACAGATTGCTTCATGCTGCTGCGAAAACCGTCTGGCGATCTGTCAGCAAACGAACACATTGCAAAATGCCATTAACGGTGTTGCGACTGGTCAGGAAAGAGGCTTTGCTTCTGTTGCATATGAAACTCAACGTCAGACTTGTGATCTGCAAAATTCCATCAAGGATAGCACACAACAGATTCTTGCCGGCCAGCGTGCGGCTGAAATGCGCGAAATGCAGAACAAGATTGATAAACTTCGTGAGGAGAATAGCACATTTAAGAGTTCTGCCATGACCTCTCAGATCGTCGGACAGGCAACGGCTCCTCTTGGTGCAGCTTTAAATGATTTGAGTGCTCGTCTTGCAAAAATCGAATGTAATCAGCCGGAAGTAGCGAAGGTGCCTTATAGTCCGGTTGTAGGGATTCCTTCTTGCGTTGCAGCTCAGTATGGTCTTTACAATGGTATTGGAGCATGGGGCAATTTTAATGGTTGGGGATAAAAGGAAGGAGGCATTATATGGCATTCATTAGTCCTTTTATCATGGCAAATAAGAATGGTATTCCAAGATTGGAGAGTACAGGGGTTACCGTAGGTACTACCAACGTACGTTTCTCTTTCCGGAATCATCCGTTCCTTTCTGCTCCATTTAGCGGATTGATTCTGTTCCGTTTGGCACAGCCGATCCCTTCCGGTACTACCGGTACATTACCGGTAGTTTTTGATACCAACGGTGCTACTCAGGCACTGACTACGATCGCCGGTGCAGATGTTACTGCTTCGGATATTACCGGTACCGGAATTTATCTGTGCTACTACGAATCAGGTAGCAACACATTGCAAATTCTTACCGGGGTAGTTTAAAACAATGGGCGGGAGTAATCCCGCTCCTTAAAGAGTTTATTGATTATGCCTTTTCAGAATCTAAGAGTAAATAGTGAGTTTTTCATTTTGCATAGGGATGGTACTCCATATATAGAGGTCGGCTCCGTTTCTGGAGTGTCTAATCCTGTTCCTGAGTTTATGCAGCAACCCCTTCCTTATGGACAACCTCCTAAGATGGTGGTTGATATAACTATCAAGGTAGGTGAACAGACTGTTACCTTTCAAAAAATACCTGCCATGTCTGATATTGCTGATGCAAATTTTCCAGGTGGAGGTAATATGGTAATATCCGGTTCAAGAGAATCTATGAATGCGGAAGTGGCGGCTATGCGAAATCGTTCTTCTGAGATATTAGGAAGTGTCGAGCATCATAAGTCTGTGATGGAATCATGTGATAAAATGCTCCAGGTACTTAACCCAGAATTTGCAGAAAGACAAAAGCAGGAAGCGGAGAACAAAGCGCTTCGGCAAGAACTTAGCGAATTGAAAGCTATGATGGCTGATTTCTTTAAGTCCTCTGAGAAGGCTGCAAGTAGTAACAATTCTAAAAAATAACAAGTATGATGATGATTGAAATTTCCGAAAGCAAGGTCGAGAAAATGTCCGACTACGCTGAAAAGATGCTTCGCTACGGTGGTAAGCTCATGCAATGCATAGAAGAGCTTTCCGAGGGTGAGGGCATGGGTGAACGCTGGGATGAAGATCGTAGATATGATGACGATCGCTATTTTGACGAAGAAACCATGGGTGAACGCGGTGGTTATGGCCGAGGTGGTAATTCTAATCGTGGTGGTATGGGTGAAAGACGTGGTGTACGGGGTACCGGACGCTATTCACGCTATCGCTAATGTTTAATTAGGGAGTAGTTTATCTGCTCCCTATAACCTTATTAAGTCATGAAAAGAGAACCTCTGGATATAAGAGATAGAAGACCGGAAGAAATGGAAGTATATCTTTCGCATTTTGGATGGCATTTCAACAAGAAAATGTGTGAATTTGCTGTTTCTTTAATGGAATGGAAGGGTCAGAACGGAGAAAAAGAAAAACTGCCTGCGATGTCTAAGGACGAGGTGGACGCACTGTTAACTAAATACGGTGTAACTCTTAAAAATAAGATCGGTTATGACTACGTATATGTAGCTAATATGTGCAAAGCCGATTTTCTTAAATCATCTGTTCCGAACGAACAGTATCAAGCATTGTATGTAAAAGACACGATTGATGATCCTGACGCACCTGATGGAACAACGATGCGAAGATGGTATGTTACAATGATTGCGGCTGGAATACCTATAGAGTGGGACGAAATGCTTTGATAAATGATAAGGCAACGGTTTATACTATCCAAATATGACTGGAACTGCATGGTGTATTACGCAGTAGATACGTATTACACGGAAGAAATATTGGATTATATGCACTCTATCGGCTGCGACGGTAATATGCTCCGTACTGCGTACGATAACATAAACTCCGGCAACCTGAATACCGGAGTTACTTACTCTAATTTCGGCACCCGGGAAACAGTAATGGTTATTGCCCTTACTTCGTCCCCAAAGGAGTTTGCTAAATCATGGAGGCACGAATGTGGACACATGGCTACCCATATATGTCAGGCCATCGGCATAGATCCGTACGGTGAAGAAATACAGTATATCGGTGATGATATTGTTGAAAAGACGTGGGAATATGCAAAGTCATTATTATGTGAGTGTGATTGCTGTAAAAACAAGGTCAAACATTTAATACGTTAATTCATGAAAAATAAAGAAATTAAGAAAGCATTGAAGAGCGATACTCCTATTAATAGTATGTATGCTCTTATTCCGGGTGGCAGGATGGGCGCTTTCAAAAAGTTTGCTGCCCGTTTTGGTTTTACTGAAGAACGGATAAAATCAGTTCTTGACAATGAAAAACGATAAGCTGGACATATTGTTGGAACAAGTCGATGATCGGTACCATTCCGATTTTTGTAGACTTCTGTTGGTTATGTTATGGAACGTTTAGAAGAAATCTTTGACCGTATTATATCTACATTGATCGATATCGTCGATTCTGACATTCCGTATTGCGCTTTCTGTGCGATATTGGCGAGGGTGTATTGGATGTTGTGAAAATGTTCTATTTTTCATGTGGTAAAATTATAATCCCCGTAATTTTTCTGACTAATTACTTGATTTTAGTTCTGTTTTTCATCTTATGAGATAAAATAGGCCTTTTTGATTATTCTCAATGTATATTTGACATTTCTGAAATTATTTATATTTTTGTAATGGCGATACAGTTTGAGGAAACGCATGAAAATATTAAGTATTTCCATAGAGTTGGGAATATGTAAACAGTGCCGAAAGATCCTCAAGCGTTCGGTACTGTTTTTTTATATTCCCATGTGTGAAGGGGCACATTACGAAAATTGTATGAATGATATTCAGATTTTCAAAAATGAGCAATTTGGCGAAGTCCGAATTGTAATGAACGAAAGTAATGATCCTTTGTTTTGTGCAAAGGATGTAGCGACTGCATTGGGCTATTCTGATACAGCTGATGCAATACAAAGGCATTGCAAATCAGGCAAAAAGGTGTTTTACCCACATGGCAATGGAATTGGTGGTACTAATATGGTATATATTCCAGAAAAGGATGTATATCGGCTTATAATGAGAAGTAACCTCCCTAATGCTGAACAGTTTCAAGACTGGGTGTGTGATGAGGTATTACCTTCAATACGTAAGCATGGTATCTTTGCGACCTCTGACTTTATAGAAGAGGCCCTAAATAATCCTGATGCCATGATAGCGGCTCTCACGAAATTGAAACAAGAACGGTCAGCACGCATTGAAGCAGAGAAGCAGGTAGCTGTTCTTACTCATGTAAATAAAACCTATACATGTACGGAAGTTGCCAAAGAATTGGGACTTAAATCGGCAATTGAACTTAATAACCGTTTAAAGGAACTTGGTGTGCAATACAAAGTTAATCAGACGTGGGTGCCATATACTAAATACGCTACTCTTGGCTGGTTTGATATAAAGCAAGAGGTTGCTGACAATGGCCATATTATCTACCATAGAAAGATTACCGGAATAGGGAGACAAGGTATCATCAATCTTATTAATCCTTAGTTCTTCAAAATATTGGCAGCTGTTGACACACTGTTTCAACATATTGTTTTTTCTTTGTTCGTAAGTCTTTGTATAATAGAGTGTTATTGTTAATTATCTTACTCCCAAACAGGGAGAAG